CACATCCTCGACTCCAATTCCGGCGGCTATCTGCCGACCAATAATTTCTGCCATATAATTTATATATTAGTTAATAATTTAATCCCTAAATTTAATTGGGCAAACGCAATCTCCGCATTTTGATATTCAGCCGTATTCCAAAGACCACTGGTTATCCGAGCCCATGTTTGATGACCGTCAATCGGCCCCTGATTCCACTCCTGATCAAATTTCTCAACCAAGGCGTCAACAACTTTTGGCATAACCTCGGTAAAAGCATCATCAACTGAAGCCTGCTTTAATCCCACAATCACATAGATGACAAAGTTGTAGGTTTTAAAATTTTCCGCATTAGTTTCAAAAACATTGTCAAAGTCTGCCGGGTAAAAAATAACTGCTGGAAATTTGCTATACCTTGTTTGTGGTGAAGCGAAAACCTGCTTGACTTCCGGTACGGATTCAATGGTTGTCTTGATCAATGGGATTATTTCCTGATATTTCATTTCGCTAATTGCTTAACTATGTTTTCTAATAAATCTCTTTGTAGCCCTTGGATCTGCCCATCTTGCTGTTGCCTCACAAAGTCCAGCCATGGCCTTTTTTTCATCCGTTTTGTGCCTTGATGGACATAGATGGCATATTCGACCGGAAAGCGTCTGGCGGGGCCAATACTGGCCTCAAAATCGCCAAATTTCTCACCGTGTGATTGAACAAGGTTGCGAGTATCAACCGGGGCTCCTCCACCAGTATCACCGATGCTCCATGGGCTGTTATAGATCCCTCGTCGATAGGCGGCTAATCCTCTTTGAAAATAAATCTTGGTTGACTGCTTAACGGTTTGGGGATTTCGCGCGATCGCTTTCTCCAAGTCTTTAAGCCCGATGATTTCGATGTCTGCCATATTTATTTTGGTTGCGGACCCGGGAATCGAACCCAGCTCTCAAGGTTATGAATCTTGTATGACGCCAGTTCACCTGCCCGCGTTAAACCGACAAAACCTCCTCATGTCTTTCAACTAACAACTCAACGTGCTTGTTATTACCATAATTATTCACCTGCTTGGCGCGGACGGAATAAGTCACTCCATTGGCGGAGATCTCATCACCCTCCTCAACATCGGTATTAACAGCACACCAAACACTGAATGTCTTGGTCATCGATAGACCCAATTGTTGAGACATCTCGAGTCTGGCCTGCTGTAAATGCCCTAAAAAACTAGATTGCACCACATGAGCCGAGCTTTCGTTCGACCAAACGTGGCGACGTACTGCGAATGTGATTGTAAAAAATCTGCTAATGTCCATACCTTTTAAAATTATTATGTTTTATGTCATACTTTTGGTGGCAAATTACACACCTAGATTGCCAATCACTCAAAACCTTTTTATACCTATGATTTTTATTGGACCATTGAATATTGGACATATCATTGGTTATTCCACAGTCAACACATTTCCTTGGAGCACCTTTTTCTCTCTTAATCCAGAAATGGATTGACCTATACCAACTCACTCCGCCTTTCCAATTGTAGTTTTTGCTACCAGATTTTTTCACCGATATCTTATCTCTAAATTCCTTAGAAGCGGCTTTGTACCTACTGGAACACAATTTACTACAAAACAGTGAATTCTTTTTTTTAAGTTCGTAAGGGAGCTTATATTTTTCTGCCCCACAATAACAACACTTAATATATTTCCCTTGTTTAGTCATAATTAGTCATCTTAATTATTTTTGGGCTGGAGCGATGAGATGACCATCGCCCCACTTACGTCCGTCGAACCCAGTTAAATACTATACTTTATGTACTGTCTTAAAATATCCATAGCCCTCTCAAAGCTTGACCAACTAGCCTGACCACTGCTTGTGTCATAGGTGACAGAATAATTTCCTATTTTTTCAGTTTGAATCTCCCCTGACCCACTGGATCTATTAGCCGCATACATTCCCCCCGCCAAAACAGTGGCGACAAAAACAATGTCATCCGGTGGGTTTTCTGAATAACCCCACTTAGCCGTGATCTTGTGATTTGCAACATTACTGCGTCCCCAAATTCCACTCTTTAAATAAACCTGCTTAATTGGTATCTGCTCGAGCACATAGTTGCGTGGTAGTAGAATATAACCACCTGACGCAACCGTTGAAAGGCTGTCTCCATATTCATCATTGGCTACCTGAACGACTGTCACGGAAATACAATCGTCGATTAAAATCGTGTCTGTGTTATTACCTTTAAAAAACCGAGCACTAGCCGCACTGTCAGCCTTAAAGTTCCTCTGTGTGATCTGGTCGATATACTTTTCAGCCGCCAAAATATACTCATCTGCGGCGTTCGCCGTGATGGAGATATTTAAAAAGTTCTCAATTTTTGCTTCGGTTGTATATCCTTTAGCGGGCATAATTTTTTGTCATTACTTCTCTCAATTTCATTTGACCATCACGCACCTCGCGAATCAGCTCATACTTATTTGGATCAAGCTGTTCATTGGTACAGATAACCGCACCGGTTTTTTTGTTTCGATAAACGTATTTTGTGATCATACTTATTCCGGTTAATTTGCTAGACCAGCAAAGCTGATCTAGCATCAAACCGTTTAAGCTGAAACTTCGGCAGTAGTCAACTTGGTGACTGCGGTTGGCAAAATGCGGATATACCCAACTCGGGTGACCCAGCGGATTGCTTCGCGATCAGTGGTGATCAAGTTAATGTCTGCGTTGTTGGCAACGTTGCGGATTACACCGGCATTGAAGCGGTCGGCCACAATCGCGCCCTTATATCCGAAGATACATGCTTTCTTTAAGTCACCGAACAAAACGAATGACTTGTCAGCGGCGGTCGCTGATTTAGCAGGCATTGCTTCCACTAACACAACTGGATAGCCCCAAATTGTGGCTGGACCTGATTGTGATGGTGCCTGATAAATGTATTCGTTTGTGTTGGCTGTCTTGAGCTTTCGGATGAAACTCATGATGGTGCGGTGCATGTAGTATTTGGCATTAGTCAATGCACCTTGTGGGGTGGCATCAGCCATGTCAATCAAATCATCTGCATCAATTGAGGCAAATGTACTACCTGCCATGGTAACTTCGTTCACATCGGTTGCGCGAAGCAAACCAGTGAAATTACCATAAGTTGAGGTGCCATCGCCGTCGAAGAATGCAAGATCTTCGGCGCGAGCAAAGCCCTCGGCAACGCGTGAGGCGATGAATGCGAACAAGTCAATTTCCTCGTCGGCAATCAATTCGCTGGTTAGGGTAACAATGGCGCCCAATTTCTTAAGTTCCAAAGTTTCCTGTCCAAGCACAACCTGTGTTGATCCGATTGCTGATCCCTCGTCAACCCAGTAAACAGTGACATCAGTGGTCAATTCATTAGCCTTGTAGCTATGCTTTGATAACTGAATGGCTGTCATTTCTCGGCGAGCAACACCGTATTCGGTCATCAAGTGACGAATTTCGGCTGACAACTCACTATCAACAGCGTAGCCACCATATGGTGAGCCGGTTGCGTCGGTGGTAAGTTCCTTTTTGCTCAAACCAGTAAATTCTTCTAAGTATGAAGAATCGCCTGACTTCACTGCTTTAACAGTGGCGCGGATTGCATCAGAAAGGCGCTTGTGGCTTTTCTGTACTTCCGGGTGGTAGATACCAGCCTTTTTGGCCATGATCTCTCCCTGACTTTGTAGCCATTCCTTAACTTCGGCCTTTAATTCACCAGTGGCCTTGGTCAATAATGACTTGATGCCTTTTTGGATTTCTTCCTCGACATCTTCCTCGTCGTCAGCAGGTGCATCATCACCTGACTCCGGCAAGTCGTTGACCTTGTCAACATCTTCCTCGACAGCTTCTTGCTGTTCTCCGTCCAACGCTTTGTATAGGCGAGCAACCTTGGCTTTTTCAACCTCGGTGGCAAAACCTTTAGCAAGCAAGGACTTTAACAAATCTGTTAATTTTTTCATTGCTTTAATAAGTTAATTTAATAATTGCTTTTGCTTTAACATTTTTCGTATTGTCTGGTTGAGAATTTTTTTCTCCTCGGCTTTGCCGGATTTTGTCCGGGTTTCGACCTTTGAAACCTCGCCGTATTCATCAACCGCTTTCAATACTTTCAATAATTTTTGTTTACGCGCCACATCCTTTTCCTCCTGATCCTTGACCATTCCACTAATTGCTTTAACCAACTTTTGAGCCGGTGTTGCTGATTTTTCTTGTGGTTCTTCTATCGCGTTTGACCAGTTAATAATTTGGTGCTGATTCTGTGACCAGTATTTCTTGGCATCGTCAACGGTCCAACCCTCGTCCTTGCTGAAAATCAATGTTTGGATTTTCTTGACGCTGTCGCCCTTTGGCTGTGCGATTAAGGCCGAAATTTTAGGGGTAGATGCCTTATAAATAACGCGGGCAAAACTACCATCCTCAAACTCGGCAATATCCCTGACTTTTAGCCGGATTACTTCGTTTCCCTCGGACCAGTTCTCAAACTCTTTTGTGATTGGATCTCCTGTGCCGTCTCCTCCAACTTCATTTGGTTTTGGTGCTCCGGCGTCTTGCTCACCTGTTGGTTGATCTCCACTTTCTCCTCCATCGTTGTCACCGCCTTGACCACCGTCGCCGTCTCCGGCAGGGGTCTGCTCATCATCGTTCGGAGTTTCATCACTTTTTGTAATTGGTTGATCATATAGTTTTGTTACGTCAATTCCCTTTTGTTTTGCCAAAGCATAAGCGTTGGCCGGTACTGACACGGCACTAATTTCCAATAATTCTGACTGCTCAATAGTGACCATGTCATCACTGAATTTCTTTGGAATAAATCCAATTGAAAACGCCTTTAAATAACCACCGGCATATAAATCAAAAATGATTTTTGCCTTTGGGTTTTCAAAAACGGCAAATTGGATTGTGCCTTGTAGTACACCGTCCTTGACCGAGATTTTATTTGCCTTACCAACTACCTCGGTGGCATCGCCATAATTATGGCTATTTAGGATAACCGGGTTTTGCTTAAACTTTGATAAATCAAAATTTTGCAACACAACATTTCCGTGGCGATCTTCATCGGCGGTTGAAAACACGCCCTCGATCGTCGCGGTCTGCGCATCCACCTTCTTCACGTTGAATAGCAGTTTTTTGTGTAGCATATCTTTTTTAATAATCTTTCTTTTTATTTAGCTAATTAGATTGAACATCGACAATTTATGATTTCATCCGCTGATCCACTTGGATCTCCGGGGTACATTAAGCCATTACTGAATGGCATATCAATTGGTCTTTCCTCCCCATCAATAAGCGAATGACTGTGGCGTGTGTTTAAATCTTGAACGGAAACCCAAATCTTGATTGGCAATCCTCCCTGCTTATATCCCTCAAAAGTGCCTTTCATGGTAGTACCTAGAATTTCAGTGCGGGCGATTGTTTGTGCTCGGTTTTTCTTGATGCCACCGTAAACCCTTTGGATCCGACGGACCAAATCCTGCCTACTCTCTCCAGCCTCAAGACTTTGGGCAAATTCCTTTTGCAATTTTTTAAATGTGGTGTTGTTGATTTCTTTGGTGAAAATATCCGCTTTCTTTTCAAGCCATGACTGAATCTCTGCGCTGATAACAAAATCAAAGCGCGATCCGGCGATCAACTTTGAGTCCTCTCCGGCTTCGATTAAGATATCTCGTAAAAATGGCAAAAATGCATCAGTTGCGATTTTGATTTCTAGCTCCTCTCTGAATATATCGTCAATTACATTCTTTCGACGATATACTCGGGTGTTAACTGGATCAACCTGCTCTAACAACCTTTTTTCCTGATCTACCCAATAAGCGCGCAAAATTCTAATAAAGCGTGCCTCTCGGCGATCAAGACGCTTGATCATCATTCCCCCATACTTTTTGCGAAAATACTCATCCCGCAATGGATGATCAAACTCCTCTGCCTTTTTGACTATGCTGTTTTGCTGTTCGGCCGGTGCTTCCGGTTCCTCGTCAATAACGCTAAGTGGCGACACTGAAAATGGCACCAAGACCTCATCTCCGCCGTCAACTGGGTCCAAACCATCAAGATCAAGGCGCTCAAGGAATCGGCGCTTTTCGTTGGTGGTAAGAGCGTTAATAGCGTTGGCGGTCTCAAGGGTTTTTCGGGTTTCTTCTACATCCTCCGGCGTTGGGTCGTCATAGCTAAGAGTCAAATTATCATCCGGGAAAAAGACCTCATCAAGTTTGGTAGTCAACTTATCCAACAATGGTCTAATAGTCTCCTGCAAAAAAATGCGGTGAGACTCGCGCACATTGCTAAATTGAATATCCTCAACATTGGATAAAACAGACTTTGGCACGCCGGTCATCAAACAAATATCATGGAGTGTCATTTTCTTGGTCTCCATGTATGACAACTCCTCGGGGTTTAAACCAATACGCTGAAATGTTGCCTCACCGCCCAAAAATAAAGGCTTGGCGCTGTTTTTGGCCCCTGACACCTGCTCCTCATATTGGCCTTTAAGTTCGGTCAACTGTGTTTGAGTCAAGTTTGGAGATTTAAAGCTGATGATATTTTCAACCTTGCCACCATTCGCGATAACCTTTGAGTGGTACTCCGTGATCTGCAATTCGGTCTCAATGCTTTTGATCCCGGCTTTGACAATACTCGTTCCGCGCAACGGATTAAGCGGATTAGGGTTAAAGATATAAATAATATCCTCGGCGCTGTATGAGTTGCTGTCTCCACCACCTTGACGATATTCGTATTTTTCAACCGAGCCGTCATCATTAAAAACAGGCTTGACCAAGTCTGGTCGCAATAAATGTAGTTCAGTTGGTTGGACAGCTTCGCCCATTCCGCCATTGCGGATAATGAGGATATAAGCCTCGCCGGTAAGGTCGAGATATTTCTGATAAAGTGACCAAAACTCTGGTGCGGTAAAAAGACTATTTGGCTTATATAACAACTTAAGCCTTTGATATTCCGAATCAGTT